AAGAAGGGGCTTGAGATGGAGTCTCGCCCCGCCGTGATGGCCGCGTGGGCTGATCGGGCTTACGGCAGCAAGGCATCCACGACCCGCGCCGAGCGCGAGCGTGGTGAAGCCCGCCGCTTCCTCCTGGGCATAACGCCGGGGCTTGAAACCGTGTGCCAATTGGCGGGCTATGACCCGCGCTACATCCTGCGAAAAGCGAGGATGCTGAAAAGTGGCGGCTGGAAAGCCAGCATCGCCCCCGAGTTAATTCAGGCCGCATAGGCCTAACCCTTTGCGCTCAGACCGTCTTGCACAGTCATAGGCATATTTTATCCCGAGGCACGACCGGGCGGGCGCAATCCTTTGAGGCTCCATGAACCGCACTCGTCCGCGCTCAAGCTGGTGGGAAGAACCGGAGCCGACGACCGCGCGCGAATATCACCAGGGCCACCGCGACAGTTTTACTGGCCTATACAACCACCTTGGCGAGCCGCTTCATCGTGAGCCCGAACCGTTCGGGTTCCATCCAAACCGTTGGAATGACTCAATGAAAAAGACCACGAAAGCCCCGAAGAAAAAGGGCGGCAAGGGCTGCTGATTTGTTAGAGCTAGGCGCTTCAGCCATCGACAAATACCTGGCTGAAAACCCGCTCCCGCCGATCTCGTTTGAACCTGCCCCAGATATTCGATCCCGGTTTCTCTCGACCGGTGGGGGGCGCATTGGCAGGGAAGAGGTTCGTCGCCGAGCTTGTGCCGCGATGGCCCGCAATCTGCCGGCGTTTGTGACGTGCGTAAACGGATCAAGCGAGTGGGCCATTGTTGGCGGCGGACCGTCGATCAACGATTGCGTGGGTGATATCCGGCGACTGAAGCGCCGCGGCGTCCAAATCGTTTCGGTAAACAAAAGCCACGACTGGCTACTCGAACACGGTATTCGCCCGTGGGGGCATGTTTTGCTTGATCCGCGAGATTGGGTCGCGGGTTACGTCGGTCGCCCCAGAAGCGACGTGCGGTATTTTGTGGCATCGCAGTGCCACGACTCGGTTTTTGAAGCTCTGAAAGATTACCCGGTATTTCTCTGGCACGCCGGCCAGGATTTCCCTGAGGGGCCGGAACCAAATCAAGTTCTTCGTGAGAAATGGCCTAGAGCGACCTGGTACTGTGTTCCTGGACCAACAACGGTTGGCTTGCGGGCGGTCTATCTAGGCGCCGCGATGGGAGCAACTAAGTTCCACCTTTTCGGCCTGGACAGCTCCAAATCATCCGGGCGGCTTCATGGCTATGACAAACCGGAGGCGCCCGACGCTGAACCCGGAAGCCTCAAGCTTAAGCACGACGGCAAGAAGTACGAGTTTGAGTCAAACTCCCACATGGTCAGACAGCAAATGGACTTCGACAAGCTGATGCTGGATCTGCCGAAGGAAAAAGAAACCGGTCGGCTTCCGAAGGGATTCACCCTGACAGTTTACGGCTCTGGCTTGCTCCCGATGTTCGCGGCCAAGCTTGGTCTTCACGCTGACCCCGAATGCAACAAGGACCCCGCAAAGGTTGGGGGATACACCACTGTGATCGCACAGCCATCGCCCGAGATTCTGTACGGCATTAAGCCGATTAGCCTGAGTGCTGCGTGATGGCCGCGCGCACGGTGAAGATCCGCCACGACGAAGAAACGCGGGCCCGCATCCAAACCAGTCAGCTTATAAATCGTTTGGAAGATCATATTCTTAACGACCTTGATCTTAAGCCGACGCAAGTAACTGCTGCGCTTGGTCTTTTGAAGAAAACTTTGCCCGATCTCGCTAACGTTGAACTGAGCGGCAGTGACGACAAGCCGTTCCAAATGGTCATTACTTGGCAGAATCAGAACAGCGGATCGTAATCCCTTACGAGCCCCGCCAACTCTTCCTGCCGTTCCATAACCGCAAGCAGCGTTTCTCCTGTGAGGTTGTCCACCGCCGAGGCGGCAAGACAGTCTCGCGGGTGAATGAGTTAATCCGCGGCGCGCTCACAGAACACCTGCCCCGCCCAATGTTCGGCTACGTTGCGCCGTACCTCAAGCAGGCCAAGGCTGTGGCTTGGGATTACGTCAAACACTACTGCGCGCCGCTTGTGCCTCATGGGGCGACGTTCAACGAGGCCGAGTTAAGGGCCGATCTCCCAAATGGCGGGAGAATTAGGCTATTCGGCGCGGACAACCCCGACGCCATGCGCGGGCTGTATTTCGACGGCGTTGTTCTGGATGAGTACGCCGACCAGGATCCGAGGATATGGCCGGTCATTCGCCCCGCGCTTTCCGACCGCCTTGGATGGGCTGATTTTATCGGCACGCCAAAGGGCCATAACGATTTCTACGACACGTATCAGCGGGCGCTGGCTAATCCTGGCGAGTGGTACAGCGCCATCCACAAGGCATCGGAAACGGGATTGATCCCGGAGGCCGAGCTACAGGCTGCGCGCCGGTCGATGACTGAAGACCAGTACGCCCAGGAATACGAGTGCAGCTTTGAGGCTGCGATTCAGGGCGCTTACTACGGCAAAGAGATGGCCGAGGCGGAACGTGAGAAACGTATCTGCCGCGTGCCCTACGACAAGGCCACGGACGTTATCACCGCGTGGGACTTGGGCATCGGTGACGCCACCGCAATCTGGTTCTGCCAGCAAGTCGGCCAGGAATATCACCTGATCGACTACGTGGAGAACTCAGGTGTTGGGCTGGATTGGTATGCCGGCGAACTGAAGTCGCGGCCTTACGTGTATGCGAGCCACCTTCTGCCGCACGACGTTGAGGCCAAGGAACTCGGGACCGGAAAGAGCCGCAAAGAGGTTCTTGAGCAGCTTGGGATCAAGGTCACGGTCGCCCCAAAGCTTCGCGTAGAGGACGGGATCAGCGCCGTGCGCCTGGTTCTCAACCGCTGCTGGTTCGATGCGGACAGGTGCCGCCGAGGCATTGAAGCCTTGAAGCAATACCGCACTGAGTTTGACGAGCAGCGCAAGGTGTTCCGCGACAAGCCCTTACATGATTGGACGAGCCACGGCGCTGACGCCATGCGCTACCTATTCACCGGGATCAAGAAGACAGACAAGGCCCAATGGAGCGATGCAGTGACGAATTTCAAGGTTGATTGGGTCGCATGAAGGATTTGGGCCAATCGCTGACACCCGATGAGATCGAGCGACTGATCTCCGCAGAGGTGACGGCTGGCCGCGACTACGTATTTGGCCTTGATAACATCGCCGCCGAGCGGGACAGGAACTACGATTACTACCGTGGGATCATGAACGATCTTCCAGCGCCTCCGGGGCGCTCGCGCGTCGTAGAGCATACCGTTGCCAACTACATCGGCCTGATGAAGCCGAACCTTCTTCGGATCTTTACTGCCGGCCGGAATATCGCCGAGTACGTATCTCCGAAACCCGAGATGCAGCCGGTTGTTAAGCTCATCACCCGGTTCATTAACGACGTAGTGTTTCGTAAGGACAACCGCGGCGAACTGCTTCTCGGTGATTGGGCTGAAGACGCGTTGGTCCAGAAGCTCGGCACCGCTATGTGGTGGTGGGAAGAGTGCTGGGAATCCAAAGACGAAGTATTGGAGGGGCTGACCAATGACCAAATGCTCCTTTTGGCTGCGCAAGTGCAGGCCAATGGCGCGGAGATTGTCGAGCATTCGGCGTCAGAGGTTATCGCCCAGACCCCAGAAGGCGCGATTCCATCTCAGGTCCACTCGGTCAAGGTTCGCACTCGAGTCAATAAGTCCAAGTGCTGCATTGATGTTATTCCTCCTGAGGAGTTCGTTGTCTCCCGGAATGCGCGCTCACTAGAAGACGCGGTTCTAAGAGCCCACCGCACAGGCGCGATGGTGGGAACGCTGATTAAGGCGGGATACGACGCTGAAGCGGTCATGGCGCTGCCTGACTACTCGCTCGAATACCAGGACCGCCCGCAGAAATACAATCAGGACCCGACGATTGGCCCGCAAAGCCGTGGCGATACGGTCGATCCGATGCTGCGCAAGGTGCAGATCATTCGCGGCATCGTGAACTGCGACGCTGACGGAACCGGACTGAAAGACTGGTATTTCGTCGCGGGCGGGTACGATAGCGCGCTGAAGCTGCTCGATTTCCAGCCGTACAATGATCAGATCGGCTTTGCGGACTTCTGCCCCGAGCCGATGCCGCACACGATTTATGGACGTTGCCCGGCTGACAGGTTGGCGCAAATCCAGAAGGTCCAGACCGTCCTTACGCGCGCATTGTTGGATGGAACCTATCTCCATCTCAGTCCGCAGCGCGAAGTGGTGATGGACCTTATCGTTAAGCCAGACCAGCTCATGAACATGGCGCCCGGCGCGCCCGTCCTGGTGAAGGCTCCAAACGCTATCCGCGAGATGACCGTTGCCTACGTTGGCGACAAGGCGTTGCTCGCGATGAACCATTTCGACGGGCAGGCTGAGATTACCTCGGGCGTCTCGAAAATGAGCGCCGGCCTGGACCCTGACGTGCTTCAGAACCAATCGGCCACCGCCGCGGCTAACCAGCAGTCGGCGATGATGGGCCGGGTTGAGATGATCGCCCGCATTTGGGCGCAGGGCGGAATGCGTAAGCTGTTCCGCGGCGTATTCAAGTGCGTGAAGGCTTACCAGGACTTCGCCCGCGTTGTTCAGATCGACGGGGCACCCCAGGTAATTGACCCCCGCGCTTGGGAGGTCCTGGACGACCTGGATGTGAATATCAACACCGGGCTTGGGACGGGAAACCGCGCGCAAGAGTTCACGATGCTCGGCGCGCTGAAGCAGATGCAGGACGAGATTATCGCCCAGCTTGGCCCCAATAACCCGATTGTCACGCCGAGCATGGCCGTGAAGATCCGCCAGATGATCGCTCAAGCGGGTGGTGTTTCGTATCCCGAGAACATCTTCCGCGATCCGGGTGAAGAATTCCAAGTACCGCGGCCCGCGCCCCCGGGACCGACGCCTGATGCCATGGTTTACGCCGAAGTCGAGAAGTACAAGGCGGACGTTAAGATCGCCTCGGAAGAACGCATCACGCTTGCGAAGCTTGAGAACGACAAGGAAATCGCACTCGCCAAGCTTGCCAACGAACGCGCCGCCGACCTCGAAAAGAACGCCACCGACCGGGCTAAGGTCCTTGTGGACGCGGCTAAGGTCGATGTGGACGCGAAGAAAACAAAAGAGGCCGCATGAGCCTTGAAGCCTCTGCGAAAGCCATCCTGAACAACGAAGCCTTCAGGAACGCGATTGAGAAGACCCAACAGTCTTACCTCAATGCCGCCATGAACTGCCC